AAGTAGAAGAGCAGCTAAATCAAAAGGATCACAGTTCGAGTATGATTGCCAACATAGTTTAACAGCTGTTTATCCACAAATTTATAGAACAGCTGAGAGAGGCTTTCAAAGACAATTTGATTTATGCGATGATGAGAGCGAAACAGTCTTTGAATGTAAAAGATTAGCTGGATTATCTTGGAACCAAGCATTAAAGTTTTATGAGAAATTAGTTGGCAAATCACTAACAGCAAGAAGAAGATTTTTATTATTTAAATCAAATAGACAACCTTGTTTAGTTTTTTTCTATGATAATTTTCATAATGATTACACGATTAGAACATTTGAGGATGTTTTTGGAGTGCCTTTTGAAAAACATCCTTCAACTCGTGCTAAAAAATGAATTCTTAATATATCATATTACTACTTTTTTAAAAAGTGCTCTAATTCTCGCTCTAATGCGATATTTGCTTATACTATTGATATTTTGATAGTATAAAGCTTTTAGAAATAAATAGAAAGGTTTATAAATATATAAGTTATATATTATATATGATGGAAAACATCAACAAAAGAAATGGCAACATATAAAATTAGAAACAAAAAAACTAGGGAAATTAAATTATTTGATTCAATTATAGCAGCAAGGATTTTCACAAATGAAAATCCAGATTGGGTTTATGTAGGTGAACTAAAATGGTAAAAGATTTAAGAGAAATTAAAGAAATAACTGTTAATGGAAATTATGAAGATTTATCTCAAGAAGATAGAGATTTTTATTGGAAAGAATATGAAAAGAGGAATTAAGAATGATTAGAAAAATATTGAGATGGGCAAGATTCCATAAGCCAGAAAATTGGTTTAAAAATAGTTATGATTATAAAGCTCCAAAAAATAGATATTATATAAAAATAAATAATGCTTCATAAATAGAAACATTAAGGCCCGAACATTTTTACAGCCCAGTACATTATCTTAGCTTTCCATGCATAAGTCTTATACTTAATCATAAGTTCATAAAATACTTCATGACGATCTGGATGTTTTTTAAATGTTAAATAATCATGAGCTACTGCTGCTTGTGTGTATCTTCCAAATGGTGGTAATAAAAACCATAATATTCTAGGAACAGAAGCAAGATCTGTTATAAATCCTTTAGGTACTGTAACTTCACCATATTTAGTAGTTGCTTTAAAATCTTCAACTAATTTCCATGTTTTGAAACCTGCAGGAGTTAATATTAATTTATCTTTTTCCATTTTATGAGTTATTATTAATTGCATCAACTGTTAAACCATCACAGTACACAGTACAATTAGCTGAAGTTGCAGTGCTACAAGTTCCAGTTACTTTAATAATTATGTTTCCTGCTGTAGAATCTAAAGATGAAGCTAAATAAGCAAAACCACAACCAATTAACCAAGGATCTCCACCACCAAGATTTCCTGACTGTGTATTTATAGTTTTAACTGCTGAACCATTAACATATAATTTAAAAGTTCCAGTAATACTATCTGTATTATTACTAGCTGTCCTCATAACTGCATTAATATTAGCACTAAAGTCATCTCCTAAATCGTCTTGAGTTATAGTAATAGTTGCTAAATCTGTTTCAGTTGTATCTCCATTATGACTTCCACCAGTATTGTCAGCATAAACTTTCCTATAAAAAGAATCTTGTGTATCATTCATATCTTGATATGTTGGATGTTCTTTTACCCAATCAGTTCCTCCTTTTAAATTATTTCTTATTGCCATCTTAGCTATTCACCGCTGTAAAAGTTGTTTTTAATCTATAATAAGCTTCTTTATCTGAAGTTTTAGCAAAGCTAGTTGTTAAATTTCTGGACTCCATATTACCAGCTGCTGGATCATCAAAAGCTCCGATTTCGTTAATAGTGTTACTATTATTTTCAGTAACATCAAGTAGTAAATCTTTACTAACTTCATTTGCTAATAATGTTGTATTATCAATTCCATCTCTAAATGTCTCGGTTACTAAAGTTGTTTGAGAACTTACAGGTGTTGTAGAGCCTGAGCCAACTGCTATATCTGTAACAGCACTACTAAAATTTGTTGCTGCTGTATTTTGTATTATTGCTAATCTATAATTTGTTATAACCATTTTATTTATATTATGTTTTTAATTTTTTTAAATATTACTATTTATAACCCTCCTCCAAAGTTTAAAGATTTTGCACCATTTCCAAAATCAGGTCTAAAACCTGAACCACTATTATAAAGTTCTGTAACTTCTGCACTAGTAAGTTCTCGATTCCACATTCCAAATTCGTCAATTTGACCATTAAAAGGTAATATGATTCCTCCTTGATAACCAGCACCTAGAGGGAATATAGGTGAGGTATTAGATACTGCATCCCCCGAGTGTGCTGCGCTATTATCATTACTACCATTAATATAAATAATAGTATTACCTCCAGACTTAAAAGTAGCAGTTATCATCCACCAACCACCGACAACAGTTACAGAAGTTAAACTATCTATTGTAACATTAGTAGAATCATCTGTTAAAACTCCCCAACGTACTTTTTGTGTTGATAAATATTGAAGATACAAAAAAGTTATTCCTGGACCAGTATTATCTAATTGTCCAAATAATAATTTATTTCCTGTAGCACTATCTGCATTGATCCACATATTAACAGAAAATTCAGTTTCACTTGTAAATGTAGTGTTAGTATCAACATAGTCACTAGCTCCTCCTGGAAAATCAAATCCTTCGTTTATTTTCCCAGTAACTCCAGTATTCACACTTCCACTAGTAGTGCCATCATTACCATTTCCAGATAAATCATCAGGATCTGAACCGCTTAAATCAGCATCATCCAAAGAATAATAAGTTAATAAACCATCAGTTAATGCCATTTATTTTTTCTCCAATGTAATAATATCCGGCTGTAAGTCTATTTCTTCATAAGAAGTAGCATTATATATTAATGGTTTAATTCTTCTTACTTCCATTACTTGTGATTTAACAAAATCTATAATTTTTTTATTTTCTTCTGGGGAATATATTCCCATAGAGGCGCTCATTTGTTTATAATCTGGACATTTAATCAATACATTCATCTTTGTATTATTAGATAATCTAGAGTATTTCATATCTTTATACTCTTCTAAAGGAATATTTTCTATAACTATTTCTTTTAGTACGACATCAGCTTCTGAATCATAAATAATATTTGTATCTATTTTTCTCTCATACGGTTTTAAACTATCAATAGCTTCTATAATATTATACCAACCATATCCTTTTTCTGCTTCAGAAGGTCTTATAACTTTCCCTGCCTTAATCTCTTCAATTTTTCCGTTTATTAATCTTGCTCTTTTCATTTTTAATATGTTAACCATCCAGTCGCTTGGCCAATATATTCATCAGCTTCAGCATCATAAATAAATGTCACATGAATTATTTGGCCATTTGTCCCATCAGTCCAAACAGGTTCATCTCCATCCCAAGTAACATTACCAGGCCAAGTAATATCTCTTCCACCTGTCACATCTTGTACAATTTTCATTCCTAATCTTGCAACTCCTGTGGTAGCTATAGGATCTGTAAATGTATAAGTAACCGCAGCAGTTAAAGTACTCTTTTGAAAATTGCCAGTTGTGAAATCAATCGTATCAGCTGCCCCAGAATTACCATTATCAACCCAATCATTAAATTCAGCTAATTTGATATTTTCTAAATTTTTATTTGAACAATCTAAATTTCCTCCTAATGTAGGTGTTGTATCATCCACTAAATCTTGCATTGCACTATCTGCTAAATCTAGAGAGGCATTTACGCTAGTATCTAATTTTGTTTCATCAATACTTGCGGCAATTAAACTAGCAGTAATATCTTGTCCTGTTAATGTAAAATCAATCTCAGATGAATCAGAAACTGTTACTGCTACATGTCTTGCTGTAGTATTAGCATCTACATCTGTATTATTTGAAACTTCAGTATCAAAATCAGATATAGTTGAAGCTGTTTGAGTTCCAGTGTGATTTGCTCTTGCTCTATCTGTTGCATGATAATGAAGTGCACTATCTCCTGCATCAGTTAAATCTGTAGCATTTACATCAGAAATATTATTAACTTCTGCTAAAGCTTCAATTCCACTTAATTTGCTAACTTCTGCATCAGTATAATTATTTTCTGTCTTTACATAAGTACTCCCATCTGTAATATCGTCCATATCGAATGCTGAAACAATATTACTACCTAGAACTTTTTTATTTGTTCCAGCTGGATCGTCAGTATTATCACTAACGTCTACAATAACTATTGCATCTGTAGGAGCAATAGATGTTAATTCTGTCATGTCTGTTATTTTTTTATTTACCATATTTTAATTTTGTAATATCTTTCCTCCACTTTCTAATAATAAATTATCTCCACTTTGAAGTAATATATCAATAGGATCGATGAATTCCCAACTTTCATATCCTCCCCACATAGCAAGTTCCTCATCAGGATAATCCCAATAATCTTTATCTGTGATAAAATATTCCGGTGCTGCTGGAGTTTCAGTTGCATCTTTCCAAGGTCTTTCTGTTCCATCAGCTATATTAGCGTATACAGGAGAATCATTTTCATCTCCAAAATACATATAATCATCAGGTAAATCTCTTTCTAGTTCAAGTTCTATAATCTGGTTAGCTTGAATATTAATATTATCTTCTATTAATTCAAAGTTAGTAATAAAATCATCATTAATATCTTTCTTTTCAAGTTCTTTTACTCTCAGTAATGTTTCTTTTTGCCAGTTAAATAAATCGTCTTCACTTTCTCCAATTTCAATCTCTATTGTTTTTGGAAATTTAAAAACTACTTTGTTAATTAAATAATCACCAGTTCTATTATTTTTTGTATCAGTTACTGGAATTTTATTCCCAACTGTATATGCGCTAATATCACTATCAACCTTAATCCATTTACTTTTTTGCAAACCATCACTAAATCTATTAAAATAAGAAGTTGCTAAATCAATTCCTTCAGTAACTGTTTCAATATAAGGTTTATCTAGGACAACAGTTTTTCCACTACCAAGCTCTACTCTAATTCTGCTTTGATATGAATAATTTACTTCAGGGTCAGTTTGGGAACTATTAAATGTTATCTCTTTATTTTCCTTATCAACAGTATAATCTCCTGTAATACTGGCTGTGGTTTGTGTTAAACCATCAATTTCTATATCTTCGGGGATTCTAGTTGTGTTAAATACTGTTCCAGTACCTGAAAGTGTTTCTGTTACTCTTTGATTAATATTTTTTCCTAAGACAACAACTTTTTCAGCTCTTGGAAGGTTATCAGTGTCCCATTTTCCATCAACTAATAAATCATTATCAAAATTTAAAGTCTTACTAGAAAATGTATCATTCTTAATAGCTAATGAAAAAACTTCGCTGTTACTAACGTTCCATATTCCATTAAATAAACCACATAATTTATTTATAGCATCAATTAAAGTATCATCTTTAAACACAATTTTACTAATAGTAATTCCAGTTGTTATAGAACTACTAAATGTAAAGTCAGTATTATTATCGATAATATCTTCAATAATAGCTTCAACAGTTGTAGCTCTATAAACTTCGTTAAGTTTTGTTTGTGTAAGAGCTATTGAATATCCATTGACTTCTACAAATTGAATAGTACCAACTTGGTCTACTATTTTTTGTATAACACCTTTGAATTTTAAAGTATCATCACTATTATAAATTTCAGCTTCATCACCGATAACCATACCTAAAACAGTTGCACAAGAAAATTTACAAATATTAGATTTTGAATTGTCATACTTTTCAATCCTAGCATCTGAAAAAATTTTGTTTTTAGTTACATCTGGAGTTCCACCATACTTAAACTTATATGTTGTCATAATTATGATCCTCCACCAAGTTTAAATGAAATACTTCCTGGCAATGTTAATGGATTTTGATTACTAAAATCTATATTAAATCCTTCTAATGTACAAGTTTTTGATAAGTTTCCATTATTAGATGTAATTTCTACAAGATAATTATCTTGAATACCAGATGTAAAAAAGCTATCAAAGTAAGTTAATTTTTGAGAAGTTGTATATAAACTCCCAGTTGTATCTATACTTTCACTAGTCCCTGTTGTATTTGTGAATTTAAAGTTAATTCTAATAATTCTCTCTTCTCCTAAATCAATAGCAATATTATCCTCAGCATCACCTTCTGGAAATTGATATTCAAACTTTCTTTTTTGTAAACTATAAGAAGTGTTTGGAACTTCAGCTGCATAAAATCTCATCTTAGCACTTGAAGTATTATTTGTAATTGTAATAGAGTAAGCCATTAGTAACCACCTCCTATCCCGATATTTCTTTGAATTATTTTACTAAGTTCATTTGCAAATTCTTCCATAGTTCCTAAAAACATTCCACCGGTTATATTAACATTAACACCTTGGCCACCACCCATTGAACCTAAAGCTCCCGGGTTTTTTGTAGCAATTAAATAGTCACTTGGGTTAGTTCTTATCATATCACCGTTCGGTGTTATAATACCATCATTCACGCTTTTACTACTTCCTCCACCAAAACTAAAGAATCCAAGTAGTTTATCTTTAATCCATGAACCGATATTTTTTAGTACACTAAAACTAGTACTAAGAATTCCAATAAGTTTATCTTTAATCCATTGGCCAAATTCAGATAAAGCTTTTAAACTATTATCAAAAATTTGTTTTAATTTGTTCCATAACCAGCTTCCAAATTCAGCTAATTTTTTTAATTTTTTAGATAACCATTCAATAAATTTACTCCAAGTTTCGCCAATCCATTGGACAACAACTGTTAGTTTTTCACCTAACCATTGTATAAATTCTCCAAATTTTGTACCTAACCAAAAACCAAAATCAGCTAACTTAGTTCCTATCCAAAAGGCAAACTCAAATAGCTTAGCTAGTAAAAATATTCCACCTTCAATTAAAGGTTTAGTTAATAATGCTAATCCTACAAATAGTAAAGCTGCAAACCAAGCTGGAGCTCCTACTATAACAGCAGCTAAAGCAGCTAGACCTCCAACTATTATACCACCCCATAGAGCAATTTTTTTTCCAAGTTCACCAACTCTAGTTTCTCCAGTATCTGGATCTGCTCCTACTATTCCCTTGACGGGACTATCGGTTCCTAAAATTCCGTTCAAAAATCTAAATAATAACAATCCAACTTTAATAAATAATATTAAAAATGGTTTGAATAGTGGGAATAATGCAGCAATTAATAATGTAGCAATTGCACTTAAAGGATCAAATAATGCTTTTACAGCATTTAATAGATCACCAAATAATGATCCTAATAAACCACCAGCAAAACCACCTTTAGCAGCACTTCCAGCTATACTTCCACTAGATTTCTTTTGAACTTCTTTTTCAGCTTTTCTTAAACTCTGTTTATCTGTATTAAATTTTATTGTTACTGGGAATTCTGTCATTTTCCGAAACACCTCTTTAATATTTCTGCTAGAGCTTTAAAACGTTCTTGCTCCTCTTTTGCTTTTCGTTTCATACTAAAGTATTCAACATAATAAGCGGTTTCCATATCGAGCTCATTTAAATCCATGCTTACACCAATAGATAATAAGTTACTAATTCTTATTATCTTATATGCTTCACGACTTATTGACCGACATGATTTAGGAGTTTTTATTAAGTTTCGCAGCTCTTCTTCTAATTTGGGCTACCACCTTGGCCCATTGCTAAATTAATAGCTTCAGCAAAATACTTATCGTATATTCTTGTTACTTCTTCACCATCTAGTTTATCAATGTCTAAATCCTTAATGGTCTCTAAACATTTTTCTTTTAACTTGAATAACTTAATACTTCCTGCCATTTCAACAGATCCATCTTTATTTTGTTTAATTCCTTCTAAAGGAACGTATTGATCTAAAAAAACTAATACTTGTCTTGCTGACAATTTAATAATATTAACTTCTACTTCTTCACCATCTGTATACTTTACTTTTTCACTAACCATTTTATAGATCACCAGCAACTCCTAAATCAATAGCTTCATAGTCATAACTTACAACTCTTAAACTATTATCTCTAGATAATTCTTTTTCTCTGTTAAAGCTTCTTGTTTTACTCATTGTAAACACATGCTCATTATCAGTACCTCTTGAAATAGTAACAATAATAGCTTGATCACTTCTCTCTTCAGTATATCCAAATTCATCATTGTCATTAACTAAAGCTTCATAATTACCGGATAAATCTAAAACATGTTTAGTAAATCTTTGTAATAATCTTCTCTCATCAGCACCAACAGCTTCAATTCCTCTTCCTTCATCATCTGTTACGTTCCAGTTACCAGAGATAGTAAAGTTATTCATTACAAATGCGTTTCCGCCTACAGTAATTGATGTATCAAGATCAAAAAATGTTTCATCTGTATTTGTAGTCACACTAATACTTTCTGTTGATTTAACAGCTTTCTTAGCAATTCCATTCATAGTTAAAGTTACAGTATTGCCTTTAGTTATACTAATTTCAAAATCTTTAACTGCGAATCCATTAATTAAAATAACATCTCCAGAAGTTTCATCTGTATGACTAACTTTTAATGAATATGAATTAACAGTTGTTGATGATGTTATTGTATAATCTGTTACATCAGCTCTTGTTCCTAAACAAGCCTCTAATAAATTCGGTAATGCTGCTTTACTTATAATTGTTTCAATACTGACATTACACCAGTATAAACCATCTTCAAATAATGCATATAAGTGGCCAGAATTAATTCCAGCTAATTTCTGAGAATTCTCTTCTTCACCTACAGTTATTCTTTGAATATGTCCCCAATCTAACAGAGTAAACGGATCCGGTGTTGTACCCAATGACGACTCTTCTGCTGCTTGATATCTATTTTGTATATTACTAAAACTTACCATGTTTATTCTTCTACCTCTAAAGGCAATATTATATCTAAGTTCCTTTGGAATATTTGCTCTTCGCCTTTTTCAGCGATAAGCAATGGACCTAATCCATTAAAGGTTACTAATCTAAAATTTCCGATATTTTTTCTATTACTAAATATAGAACTTCTAATAGTGTCTAAAACTGTTTGTGTTTCTGTTTTAGTTCTACCATAAGCAACTATACTAATTATAATTGAATTTAAAATAATACTGTGTTGTATATCCCAATCCTCCGATGTATTAGAAATTATATCAAAACCTACTCTAGGATAACTATCAATACTTAAATCATCTCTAGGATAATCTGAATATATCTTGTCGCCTGAGCTACCATAGTCATAAGAAACAACGATATTATTAACTCCTGTTGCTGGAGCACTATTAAATGTAATAACTTTTGTATCATAATTAATAGTAAAATCTTTAAAGATATATAATGAAGTTCCGCCTACAGTGATTGATCTAATATTTTTAGGTGAATTTGTTAATGTAAATTCAGTCTCGACATCATCACCACTAAATTGTTGGCTAGTAGTTGTTACACCTCTTAAAGTTGTACTTATACAATCACTACTTCTTAAAAAATCCTGAATAGTATCTAATATTTCTAATGTATTTAAAACCATTTGTCACTTGACATAAACTAAGCTCTTGCTAGTTTAATATATTATATATTTTCTAGTTTTTAAATATTACTTATAGACTCTTAAAGGCTTTCTTAATTATATCGTCCATATCTTGATGTAATGTAGTTCTAATAAACGGATTCGGTTTAGTCCCTGGATGATTAACTTGTTTAACTGGATAAGCTGCACCTTTCCAAAACAAAGCTTTTTTATTCTTAGGTTTAATAATATGAGACTTAGTTCCAAACTCAATATATTTAGCATACTCTGGAAGAGTAAATCTAATGCTATCGTTATCTGTTGATAATGTATTATAAAAACTTCTTGATAAAAACCCAGTTTTAAAAGGTGCTCTTTCTTCTAATTTTTGAGCTAATAAAAATCCGATTTTTCTCATTAATTCTTTTTCAGTAGAAGGATCTAATATTTTACTAGGCATTTGTCAAAAATATATCTCCATAGCCATAAACATCAATAGTTTCAGCTGCCCCTCTTACAACAGTTCCTTTTACTTGCCAAATTTCAGTTCCAAAAGTAATCAAGTCATCTTTTCCGATACTATATTGAGGATCATACATAACATAACCAGTTCTATTTTTTAGTTCAGCTTGTTTTTCTTGAGACTCATTAAGCTTATTTCTATGTAAAACAACGTTTATAACTTGTGGTGTTCCATTAGAAAAAGTTCTATCTCCTCTATTACCTATTGTTTTAGTTCTAGGAGTCCATGTTACAGATGTAGAAAAATCTGCTAAAGCATTATTAATAAAATCATTTGAATCACTTATTGTCATAAATAGAATAAGATTTTAAAATATATAAATATTACTATCCAACTATAGCTAATAATGCCCAGACTTCCTTTTCTAATCTATCTCTTTCTTTTTGATTAGCATTAGAAGATTTCTCCCAATGTGGATAAGGTACACCTTTAACAACTGAATATTCTGGAAAATTATAACTTGTTGCAATTGTATAAGTTCCTCCAACAGCATTAATAGCAACAGATGTTGCAACTTCATAAAGCATAAAATCTTTTAAAATTTGTGGTATATCAAGTTCTTCAATAACACTGTCAGTTTCATGCTCATAATATAACTTATCAACAGTAAGTGAATTAGCGGCTGGTGTAGTAGAAATTTTAGCTACTTCATTATTACCATCAAATCCTTTAATTCTAATATAACTATCTTTAGTAAAACCTGAATCACTATCTACAGATATTGCAACAGATGTTCCAGCTACTACCGGTGTTGAGCTCTCTGTGTTTGTGCCATTACCCTTTAATATTGAATAAGTATATTTAACTTTAACATCATTCATATCATCTTTAGTATTATAGGCATATTTAAACTCAGAACCGTATTCTTTATTATAAACATCTCTTCTTTGAAGTTTATTAATACCCTCATTGAAAGCCCAATCTGTTAAAGTTTCATCAGTTTCATTTACTTCTATTTTTTGTATTGTATTAACAAAATCTTTATTTAATTCAATATCATCTAGATCGTAAACTTTTCCAAAAAATAATTCGGTTCTAGGACTAAATGATATATTAAAATAACCTGGTGTTTTATTTTCAATAATAGTAATTAATCCCTCAATATCTTCATCACTAATTAAAGCTGTCGGAGCACCTGTAATTTTTCTGACATCAGCTGTTGTAACATAAGTTCCCATTTTATTCCTCTAAGATTAGTTTAATTAATTTATGTTTAGTTATTAATTTAGGTGTTAAAATATTAGTTTCTTTAGCTATTTTTAAAAGATCTTTCTTTTTCATTTTATCTAAATCTTCAAAAGAATATTTCTGTTTAGCTTCTTCTACAATTTCAGTTCTTTCTTCAGTTACTGGAATTATATCCTTTCTTCCTTCTTCAGCTCCTCTTCTTAATTCAATAGTTGCATCAGGTAAAACATCAATCCACCTTCCACCTATTTTAAAGAATATAGTCTTATTTGTTATATTTTTATATTTCATTGTAAAACCTCTAATTTAGCTTCAATTCTATCTAATTGATTTGTAATATGAGAATAATGTGTTTCTATAATAACTATTCGATTATTAGATTCGATTATCGAATCTGAAAGTTTTTCTTGATTAGTTTTTAAATGGTTTATTTCAATTGTATTATTATTAATATCAACTTGTGCATAAACAAAAGTTGCTATAACACCGGTACATAACATTAATAATGCTATAATACCATATACAAATTGTAATTTATCATTATTCTTACTCATTTATTAAATTTAAGCTGTTTTTACTTGTGCTACATAAACTTGGTTATTTTGTTGCCAGTTTATGACAATATCTCCAGAAACAATACTTAAAGACTCAATTTTTGTCTTAGCATCTGTACTATCTCCTCCTTGAAATGTTACAATTGTTGTATCTCCTGCTGCCATTGTAAATATAAAAAAGGGTTATTATGCCCTTAATTACCTAGTTTTCCGTAAATAACAAGTGTCATTAATTTGTCAGTTTGAGCTGCCCAATTAATAGCAATACTTGCTGCGGCTCCACTTGAACCATTCGTTGGAACTGCATTCAAATGAGCATCTACGTCTACATTAGCTGTGGCAACTACACCAGCGACTATAGAGAATTTTTGACTTGTATAAGTCTCTCCGTCACTTGCTGTTAATTGTACAACTTCAACATTCGGATCACTAACAGGGATCCTTGTTGTTACTGTAGCTAAAGCCATGTTTATTTACCTCTAATAGTTAAATAACCAGTTGCTGTAGCTGGTGTTACTGTTCCAAGAGTTACTATTCCTGTTGAGTTTGACCATGTACAGTCATTTCTACTAGTTGGACATGAGAAGCTAGCGTCAAAGATTTCTCTAAACATTGCTCCTCTTCCATCTGTAGCGTCCATATTTGTATCGTATGTATTACTAGTAGTAGGAGTAGTAGATAATTCTAAAATTACCTCTTTAATATCTCCTGACCACGCTTCATTAGTTTCTGTTACTGTTACTGCTGTCATTGTTTATAACCTCATGCAATTCCATACATTTGAGAACAACTTGCTTCAAATGTATTAACTACTGTCAGATACTCTTTAAGCATGTAAACGTATCCATCAGCGTCTGTATATTTCTCTTCATAAGTTAAATCTTGTAACACTGCGAAGAAAATATGTCTCATATCTAAGAATAAAATTCTTTTAGCACTAGCTGTTGTAGGCATGAATCTATCCTTAATAAACATAACTCCATCAAATTCAAAGGCATCTGGAATACCAAATCCTAACATAGATTCTGAAGGGTTTGTAACTTGTCTTTGAATATCTAATAACAATCCTTTCATATAGTTATGAGTACTTGCATCAGTCACAGCTGTTGTTACTAATCCATTCGCATTGAAAGTAGTTGCAAACTCAGCTCTAATTTGTGCTAAAGTTGGGTAACCACCACTTAAATTAGTTGTGTTAGTAGTAATTTGTTTAATTAAACCGTTTGGTTCGTAAACAGAAGTTGTACTATCACCATTAATTAATGCATCTTCTTCAGCTTCATAGATTGAATCAGTTTTTACGCCTAAATCTAATTGTGAAGGATCAATAAAGCCTCTCATAGCGGCAATAGCCGGACCAGAGATTTGACCTTTAGCATATAAGAACTTAATTCCTAAGCTTACTCTATCATAAGTATCTTCTACAACATTTAATGATTGGTTTTCACCAGCCCAGTAAGCTCCACCTTTAGCAGTTAATGGAATATAATCGTAAGTTAAACCTTTTACAGCTCTTCTTGGAGTTATATTTCTTAATGGTGTTTGTCTAATAGTTCTATTAACTACATTTGGATCTGGATATACTGGAACTAATGCTGTTCCTGCTGTTCCTGCTCCACCTGTTTGAGTGTCAATTGACACTTTATTAGTTGAATAGAATTTTGTAGCAATTTCTAGTCTTTTATCAGTTTTGTTCCATGGATTAAAATACTCTTTTGAATATCCACCTTGGTTATCTTTACTAATATCACCAGCGTCAAATCTTGATTTACAAACTTCTAAAGAGAAGTTATCTTCATATCCTTTAAATAATGCTTGTACCATTTTTAATATAATTTACCAATAGGTAATTTACCGTCTTTAAACGCTTTCTCAATATCTTCTTCAGACATATCAATATCTGATCCTTGTTCAGTGAACGTTTGTTTTTCAAGAGAGGCTTTCTTTTCTGCTTCTAATGCTTTTTCTGCTTCTTCAACTTTAGTTTCGGCTTCTTCAACCTTCGCTTCAGCTTCTTCAGCATTCTTATTAGCGTCTTCTAAATTTTTGTTTAGTTCAACTATTTTCGTAGATTTAGATTCAAGCTGTTTTGTTAAATCTGAGATTTTAGTTTCAAAATCCTTATTAACCTCAACAACTTTAGAATCAAAATCTTTTTGAGTAAAAATTTTCTCTTCAGACATTTTTTTTCTTTCCTTAAGGTTTTTGGCGTTAAAGCTTTTAGCCACGGCCATAGCTCTACCATGTCTATTAGATGGTATAGCAACAAAACTTGCTTCAAGTAATTCAACATCCGTAAATGTTCTAATTACTTTCCCACAATCTTTTTGATCCTCATACTCCTTAACAATTGCACCAATAGATATTCCTAATTCTGCTCCTTCGTCTAACATTCCTTTAATAATCTTAGCGTTTGGATTAGAATCAAAAAACTTTGGCTCTGCAACTAAAGCAGCATGTCCATCTATATCAACGATCCGTTTATTGGTCCATTGACAGACTTGATTTAGAACTTTATTCTCATGATCTATCAATCCAGCTACATAACCAAAATTTCTAGAAACTTTTTCGAGACAGCCTTTTGAGACTCTCTCTTCATCCCTATCCATTGAGGTATCAGAAAGGACAGCAATGTATTTGCCTTGTGTACCTTTCATAACCGGTGCAAACATTTCTGTTTTAAACGGTTCATGTGTTGCCTTAGATAATGTTGTCATGATATTAATAATATTTATTTCTAAGTATTTAAATATTACATAATTACAGAGGCCTAAATAATAATGTGGATCTACAATTTGGGTGGGCTGGTGGCGTCATAATTGATATATTTGTCTTGTCATCAATGAAAGGTTCGTCTAATGGAATAGGATTATTTCCATATTTTCTCATTAGTCTTTCACAGATAGGTGAAGTTCTGTCATCAAGTTGAACTTTATATACTTTACCACCCTCAATACCAGATTCTTTATAGCCAAGTATTTTACCTTCGTTAATTATCCGGTTTGTTTCAGTTCTTGCAATCATTTGAGCTCTATGATCACTAAATCCATTAAAGGTTTTCTTTACACCTTCAATTATATCTTCATTAGATTTATTTTCTTTAACTCCATCTTGTACAGATTTAATTACTTTTTGTTGGATCTCTTTAGTTACTCCTTTAATTCCCGGCCATAATTTACCATTGATTGTATAGCCATTTAATTGTTCTTGATTTAATTTATTAAGCTTCTTCTCAAAGGGTTCATTAAATGGTACTTTAACATTTAGTTCATCTTCAGCTTGGTTTTTACCTAGCTCTAAATCAAACTTTAAGAACCTCTTGGAATTCCTCATAAATGCTAAAGTGTTAATTGAGTTAAACAGATTAGATATAAATACACCATACTTATCAGTTGGCATTTGTTTAATTGCTTTAATTGCTTGATTTTCAAAGTTATCAAACATCTTAGACAAAAAATCATTATAGTTCTTGGCATTCTTTACTATTTCGTCAATGTCTTCCTTAAATCCCTTTTTCAAAGATGTTTCTTTATATTCAGAACTTTCATCTTCCATAAGTTCATTTAAATCTTCATCTAATACTTCAGCAATAAAAATTCCAATGTCTTCTACAGGAAGACAGTTTGAACAATAATCAATTTTAAATTCTTGAATTGATGAAAAACTTTCTATTTCAGATTTTTCAATAATTGTATAATATTCAATCCTCTCTCTTAATGATTTAAAAAATAAAACAAAAAGAGTCTTTTTCTCCATCACATGTTCTGTTGGGTGTGATGTTTTTCTATCGTTTTCTAGTTTTTCTCTATATTGTGTAAATGTTAGTTTTATCATTTTTATATTTATTTATTTATTTATGTACCGCTACAATCATTCAAACTAATTAATGTTAGATTAGCTGAATCAATATAAGCATCAGATGTACTTGTATGGTTAGCCATACCTAATTCAACTATATCATCAACAACTAAATCAATAATTCCCGTTCCACCCATAGAACCAACATCATTAGCTCCTAGTTTCCTACACCCTCTTGTTTGATTTTGTATTGTATCATTAATTAATATACCTCCCGACCAAGTGGTATTATTAGTATCATTAAAACATATATTCCAATCAACTTTATATTTCCCGGCCCTAGTACACTTTAATTCTTGAGTATTTTGGAATGTAAAGCCCTTTTGATTTCCATCATTCATATCAGGGATAGGTTCAAACACATCAATAGTGGTTATAACTACTTGAGTATTATCTCCATATTGCCACATATTACCGTAGTAAGGTCTGTAACTGCTCAATTCATCCCATTTAGCAATATTAGTATCGAAATCTGTTGATTGAGATCCAGCAGTATTACATTTATAGATTTTATGCTTATTTACAATCCAATCACATAATGAATAAGTAGTACCATCAACCCAAGGCAAGATAGATACTATGTCTAAGACATTAGCAGAGAAATATGTTAAATCTAAATCTGGAAACCAATCACCAATTCCGCCAATAGTATATCCATTCATTTCTAAAGGAGAATTAAACTGGCCTTTAAATATTACTTCTTGAGTACCTCTATAAGAATTGGGAGATCCTATTGGTAAAATACCATTACTTGAATTTATTGGATCAACTACAAATTCATCTAAGGGTCCTAAATACTCCCCTCTAGCAAATTCTTCTTCAGTAATAAATTCATCTATATCTTCTAAAGTATCACTCCTAATTGAAGAATTTCTATACCAATCAGATTCACCACTAATTATATCTATTTCCATATTATTCAAAATCATATCTTCAGGTAAAGTTATTGTGACTTCAAATTCAGATACAGTTCTAGATTCTGCCACAGCACTTGGAACTGTGGAACTACTCCATTCAAAAGTAGAAGGGGTAAAATCAACAGTATCAAAAGTTTTTGGTGCACCAAAAAAAGAATTCACTATATTGTCTGCTAAAGGGAATCCAAATTCCGATATTCTATCGAATGGAGAAACACTATTACCTGTTTTTATTGCTGGCCATAAGATATTACCAATTCCTGGACCTGGAAATTTAGGAGCATTTTTAATTAAACTAAACTCTCCCGATAATTTTTCAACATAAAATTTATCAGTTGTAACTGAAGATCCATGAGTACTAACACAAAACCATTCAAAAACATCAGGACTAGTTTCAGTATATCTCTCAATACATAAAAAACTTCCATCTACTTTTAATCTAAAATCATCCACACTAGGAATTTCAGGGGCAGTATCATAACCTAAATATATGATTCCCTCTTTAATATGGAAAGATTGTTTATCTATAGCAACCTTATCGGAAGTAATAGGAACTATATCACCATTAGCATCTATCTCCCAAAGATTAATAAGTTTATTCTCTGTTCCATCAAATATATATAATTCAGATGTGTCCGTACAATAATGAGGCTCACCTAATGTAGCAGCATTTTTAGTAGTAGTAGTATTAACATCAGCAAACAATCCTGACTTTAGTTTCAAACTAATCGGTCTATTATTTAAATCACTCATTTTTATAAATTACCTGCATCAATACACGGACTGTCTGGTGCTAAATTAAAATTTAAAGCAGCAGGATCGACCATCAACGGATCAACTTCAATGTTTCCAACCTCAGTATCTGGTGCGTCATCAAATTCCCACACCCCTGAGCCAGCATTATAGTAGTCATTATATGAAAATTCTGTAAAAGTGAGTACTCCAGATGCAGCATCTCGTACAATCTTTTGATTTGACGAGGTGTCAGCATTGAATATGCAATTTTTAATTGATAGGGTCGGTGATGCGGCAGAAGCATAAGTGAAGGCATAAAATAAAGTATCTGATAGTGATGAAAATACACAATTTACAATAGTGAAGCTGTCTGCCGAACTTCTGGCACAAATGCATCCACTACCGCTTTGTCTGGCAATCTCCTGAAAGACACAGTTACTCACGACGATGACGCTCGCGCCAGATTCATTAACAAAAATACATCCACCGTTTTGGAGTAAAATATCAATATTTCTGAACCATAGGTTATTACAGGTCATTGTTACGCCAGGGACAGTTGCGACCGATAAAATCCCCGTCCTAATGGCAGGAAGTGCCATATCAATGAACTGCACCCCGCTCGCATTGATATCCGCATCGAAATCCAGGCGAAGGTAGTATGCCTTACTATCTCCATCAATGATACAAGTTCTCGGGTCACTGTTCTCACTGGTTAGGGTGCTCTCAACAGAACACGTTGCCCATTCTGAGGCTGTCAGTACATGCGTTCCATCTACTACAGTTAGTGTATCACCATCACTAAGTAATCCAAAAGCTACTGTAAAAGTTTTAACAGCTAATAATTTAGTTGTTCCGTCATCTGCGTCATCTCCACTTGTTGGGTCTATCCAATATGTTGTCATTTTAAAATGTTCCTCCGTTTATTGTTTGTGGCCGTTGTATAACTCCCATACTAGTTGTCATGCCTTGAACTATAGGCAAACCATTAATATCTTTAACATCACTATCTCCACTAATTAAAGATAAATGCCATGGTGTGAAATCTGTGAATTCAATATCTTTAGGTGTTTCATTTTCATCTGTAACAATATTCACACCAGTTAATATTGTTTTCCAAGCACCGTCTAGATATGACTGAATAACATTAATTCCATTAGATTGCTCTAAAACTCTAAATCCTCCATTATCTTCAGTCCCAGTTCTACCAAATAAACACCTACTTAGAGTTTTACTAGAAATATAAGTGTGCCCATAACCTTCCCTATTCTCTCCTTCTATTCCTATATTAGGGTTAGTATTATTCTCGTTACCATAAGAACTCATCTCGAACCATTTAGTACCATCCCAAAAACATAGTTGATCGGTATCGGAAGCATAACTAAAACTAATCTCGCAAGGAGTAGAATTTATTATATTATCTTTAGTATCTACAACAGGGACCTTTACTAAATCAAAATTACCAGTAAAAGGATTAAATTTGTAACTCATGTTCTCACCACTCCAGTTAATTTATTATCTGCATTGTAAGATAACGTTAAAGTTGCTTGAGTCACAGTTACTAATTTATATACAACTGTTTCAATCTCTCCTTCTCCATTTCCTGATGCGACATAAGTTAATACTATCTCATCATGCTCTTTTGGAACTAAACTCCCAAAATTTATTACTGGAAATGGATTAGCTGAATTTATCTCGTTACCATCTTCGTCAATTTGAGTGACTCTATGTGCTTTAGCTGGCCATTGAACTGTATCTTGTTTAACATTATTTAATTCTGTTGTAGTTGGTGATCTATTTGCCATTTTCTAAAAACCTCTCAAACGATTTGGAATATTTATCTTTATTCTTCTCCTTATCGTCTTTCTTGGGGTTTTTATTATCTTCTTTAGGCTTATTACCAAATGGAGTAAAACTTGTCATATTTGGATCCATAGGTCTTCTTAATGGTTCATCACCCCACTCTACATCATCCTTACCTTGCATAGCTCTATATTCATTAATAGTCATAACACCATTATTTAATTCTTGCATATTATGTTCAAACTCAATTTTTTCTTTAGCATGATCTTTAGGCTTATAGATAAATTTAATTCCTGGCTCTTCTTCTTGCAATATTTCCTTAATAGTTCTATTATTATGTAAATCTTCTATTAATTTGATATAAGGTTTTAAAGCGTTTCTAATAGTAACTCTTTCTTGTCCATCATCATTAGATTTATTTGAATTCTCAAAAAATCCGGCTTCTGTTGGAGATACACCGAATATTGCAAATACAATTTTGAAGTACCATTTTTGACCGTCTAGCCATTCAAGATCTCTGTTATTCTCAGCTAATTTATGAAAGTTTTCTACTGACCAGTTAACAAATCCTACTTTATGTGGTTTACCTTTATATTCATTGTTCCACATTCTTTTTAGTTTCTTTAGTTGTTCATTAGGTAACTTAGGAAGAGTTGCTAAAATAGACGGTGTTGCATTGTTCACAAATAAATCTTTATTATATCTTGTACCTTCAATTAATAGTTCTAGAACTTGTTGAATTGCTTGAACACCAGAAAACCCATAAACAGAATAAGATCTAGGGTTCATAATTAAATACTCTAACTCATCGAATTCAAATGCTGTGGGGTTTTGTCTTGGGTGTTTAAAAGAATATTGATAATAACGTTGTAAATTTTTGTGAAGGTCTACTTGTTTTAAAATAGATCCACCATCAACAGTTTTTAATTGAGCTAATTCTCTTTGACCAAAAGGCTTCAATACTAATCCAGTGTCATTTCCTAGCACTCTTCCGTACATATCATAAATAGGCACTTCTCCAATATCATAAGAGTTAGATGTATAAATGAAATTAACAACTCCAGCATCAATCTCTCCAATATCTGAGATTAATTCAGAATTCAAATAATCAACAGATTGTTTAGATTTATTAACACATCTAAAGAATTCTTTTACTTTCTTAATCTTCTCCTCATATTGTTTAGAATCCTCATCTTCATCTTCTGGAACAATGTCCCATTCCATACAATACATTTGTTTCTTAAATGTATTAAGAACTATCTGAACCCAAGAAGATTTAGCAAACCTTCTTATCTTTTCTATATCTACACCTCTAGGTTGGCCTAATCTAGCAGAAAAAAACCATTGTGGATAGATTGCTTGTTTTCCTTGGAGCTTTTCATCTTCAAGAGAAATAGTAGCATATCCAACAGTATCTTTAGCACTTTGATATTTATTAGTATCTCCTACTATCAATCGGTTAGTATTAAAGGCTAGCCTTTTAATAAAATTCATAATAATATATTTATTTTGTAGTATTTAAATATTACATAAAAATTTAATTATTTGAAAGGATTATCAAATATAGGCTTTTCAAATAACATCTCTTTAATCATAGAAGCTGGTATATTTTTAGCTATTTTCTCATTAGTAGCTAATTTCTTTTGTAAAATTACATATTTTTGATTAATCTTTAATTGATCAGTATATGCATTTGGATCATTGTCAAATAGTTTTTGAGCTTCAACAATAGCTTCTTCAGTTAATTTAGGAAGTAATGAAGCAACATATTGAACTAACTTGTCTTTACAAAGTTGTTTACACTTCTCTTCAAATTGTGATCTATCAGCTTCAAAAGATCTAACACTTTTAATATCATTCTCAATACTATCTAGATTTCTTAATAACTTTTCCTTTTGATCCTTTATTTGGTCAATCTTTCCTCTAACATTATCTAATGAGTCTATAATCTCTTTAGGTGAAAATTTCATATCTGGAACGATTACAGATTGTTTAATAGCATCTCCTTCCCATTCTAATTTAATTTTGTTTTGTTTCATTTTAATTAGTCTCCGGTGCATCAATCTTTATTACTTCTCTAGTAATAGCTTTTCCTTGTTTAATTGTCTCAGTTACTTCATAAGCAATATTATATTGAGCTGAAGTAGCTCTTTTAATAGTATCTCCATTAGCAAGAGTGACACTAGTTGTATTCTCAAATAATTTTTTATTTCCTTTCTTATCAGAGTCAAATACTGAAAATCTAAGTTCATAGTGATCATTATTAATCTTTCTATTTTCTAATTTAGCTATATGCATTTTAGGAGGATCAGTTTTCCAGTGTCCATTAATCTTAATAGATTTAGCTGAGCCCATTTCTTTAATAGTTTTAATTCTTTCTTTAGCTCTTGCACTAACCGGCATAAAAACTTCTAATGTTGCCAAATCTTTCATAGCTTGCAATTTATCGCTAATTATTTTAGATAATGATTTTACTTCAGTCTTAACTGAATCTTTTAATTCTTCTGGTAATTTGTTTATATTATTTTGTATATTGCTCATTTTGTACGATAATATGTTTTATTTCTCCCTTTATAACCTGAGATATAAGATGTTTTAACTTCAATCTCATCTCTAGTTGAGAGTGCTTTTAAGGATCTACGAATACTACTTGTATTAATATCGATATGCTTAGCTATATCATGACATGACATCCATTTCGGATAATTATTTTTTAGTATTTCCGCTATGTCTCCTTGTCCCATCTTTTAATAGTATTTCTTTATTTTTAAAAGTTTCTTTCTTTTTTTGTTTTTTATTCAGTTCTTTTTTAGTATATGTTTTCATATTATAAAAGCCTCACCAGACCACTGAAATGTCCCGAATAGCCGCAACTCCTAGTTCAAAATACATTCTCATCATTAAAGCATCAGCAAAATCGGGAGATCTTCCAATAGTCTCTTTTATCTCGTCTTTTCCAATAATAGCTAGTTTTTTCTCGTTTTTATCAACGTCTTTACGTCTTACAATTTCTAATTCTTCTATTAAAGCATTTCTGACATCCATTGGAATATCACTGTAAACCCCAATCATTCCTTTGTTAATTAACTCAGCTAGCTTAAAATAGCATTGTGAACGTAGATTAGCATAGAAATACCTATTGGTATCTTGGGTATCTTCAAAAATATCTACAATAGGGCGAGAACCATTTACAAACCCAGTACAGCCATAGATCTCATCAACTAGTCCACCACCAACACCATCCTCATCAATTACAATATTAGATACTTCAACATGGTGTTTATCAGCCTTAGACAAAATCTTCTCTTTAAATAATCTAATATTAGACTTATCTTCAAACCATATCTTTTTAATAAATGTACCTTGCCATAAAACTATAACAGCCTTATCTCTTCCACCTCTAGCTACATCAACAGATAAGAACATTGGTCCATTTAATTCATCAGAGAACTCACGACCAAAAGAATCAAGTAATTTGTCATATTCTATTAATAATCCTGAATCATCGTCATACTCCCAATTACCATGCATAAGACGTTCTCTTAATACCTTATCTTTAATTTCCCTTAAATTTTGTTCATACTCAGCTCTAGTATGCGGATTATCAGAATATAGAGATTGAACAAATTTCCAATTAGCCGGTAGTGTTCCTTCTTTCCAAGGTTTATATGCTTGAAAATATCCCCAGTTCTTCTTTGGGTTACATGTCATAAACATTTTAGAAGGTAAATCAAACCCAGGTACTTTATGCCTTCCGATTCTAGATTTAAGAACATCAAATGCTTTCTCAGGTATTTCTCCTATTTCCTCTAGCCAACCAGAAGTAAACTCCATAGAACCAAAACGCTCATATAGTGGATCACTAGGTTTCTTAGCGACATCAAGTAAATCTATTCTTGAGCCTTGACCATTGAACTGCTTAGTTTCAAAATCAATAAACTCAATAAAGCTTTGTTGTGAGTTAAGTTTCCAGATTTCTTTAGGTATTTTATGGAATGCACAAACCTTAAGCCAAGTAATATAAGTAGATCCCATAATACGCTTTAGCTCGTTTCTACCTATAAACAATTTAGCCCCTGGATATCTTAAGGACATTACTAAACACCATTCACAACCAAGCCATGACTTACCACCACCAGCACCACCACCAAACATAATAAACTTAGTTTTATCGTCCATTAAGTATCGCCAGCCTAATCGTTGTTTGTCTGTTGGCGACAATTTTACGTTTAGCGATTGTTTAGTTTCTTCTATCATTTTTCATACCATTCTCCAAATATTCTTTTAAATACCCAAAATGAGAATATAACTTGATATTTAAATCTCCAAATAAATCTAGCTAATAAATCCATATCTTTAGGTTTGGCACCATAAAAAATAATTTTCTCACATTTTAGTTTCCAATCTTTATAAGATGTTTTAAATGGTGTTCTTTCATACCAATCAATTCTAATTTTTATAATTGGAAGTTTAATGTTTACCAATTTTCACCTCTTTTCTAATTTTTGTAAATAATGAGAAATAGTTCACATCATCTATTATTCTAGAATTATACAATAAATGATTAGCTTCTCCACCTTTAAACTCTTTTTGAAGCTCCTTAGCTAGATTTAACATTAATATATTATGAAATTCCTTATATGCTTGATCCATAGACAAAACTGTTATATACCAATCTTTAATAGATCGAAGCCTTTTAAGAGAAGGCTTCTTATTCATCTCTCTAGTAATAAAAGTTTTACTCTTATTGTTGTAGTTCCCAGTCATCAAATAGCATTTATACCATTCTCTTAGAGCTTCTTCAAATGCTGTATCAAATCGCTTCAATAAATAGTTATGCTCACTATTCGGAACCTTCTTTAGTTTATATTTGCTAAAGAACTTATCAACTATCTCTAATGTTGGTAATAACAATCTATATTTCAATGTGAAATGAATAAACTTAAACTTCTTAGCATATTTGGATTTATTCTTAATATCATGAACATTATACTTAAAATTACCCTTCTCTTTCTCTAATATATCCATTTGCTTATAATGATCCGATTTCTTTCTTGAAAACAAGATATGGCTAATTATTCGTTTTAGATTCATATTCTACCTCCAGAGTTATTTCTACTATCTTTAGCTTAATTAGTAGATTAGTGATCCAATTAGCGGCTCTAATATTAAGAATCTTATTTTCACTATAATGCTGCCATAGATCTTTAGATGTTTCTTTATTCAGATAAGCTTTAAATGTTCTACCATCTGTAAGCTTATTCTCAATACACCCAGCTCCATTATCATAGTATTTAAACCATGTCTCCATATTCTGACCTTCTGTAGTTTCTAATCTAATCTGTCTTACCATTTCCAAATATACCTCCATCATCAAAAGTAATGTTAACAGCTGTTAGGCCTTTATGTGCAACCTCTTGACGCTCAACATATCCTTTATCCTTCCCAAGTGTTTTTAATCCGAATATGACAGCCTGTGGGTTCCTAAGAGCTACTAAATCTTTAAAGGCATCCTCTAAAGTGTCAATCATCCTATCACGACATAATTCAATAGCTTTAGCAAAATGAGGATAATTAGCTTTCCAGCTATAAAAAGAATTCTTAGGCATTCTACATAATTCTATAGATCTTGATATATTATAACTATTTTCTACATATACAACTAAGAATCGCTGTTGAGCATCACTTAATTGTAATTCAGAAAAACTATTTATATCCTCTGGAACTTTTAAAGCTCTAAGTCTTTTCTCTTCTTTATCTTTAGTATCTTCGGTTTTTACCATTTTATATTATAGTTGATTTAAATTTATATCCTATTTTAATTAATATTTTATTAATTATTCGGATCTTATCAAATATAGCCTCTTTTTTACAGCTTTTCTTTGATT